TGTTGTCATTGATAGCAAATGCCATTAATGGATTTAATTCTCTAAGAATTAAGTCATAAGTTGAACCATGTGCTGCGTCTACTGCACGTAGATCTACTGGAGCATCATCTGTTCCATCTGAAGCACTGTCTAAGCTGATTAAAAATCCGTTAATTTGTGCTGTTTTTTCTAAAGTACCGACTGCATTAGCGCCGCCGTTTACTGGTGTTACGTCATAAGTTGCCATTTTATTTCTCCTGTTATCATTAAATGGACCAGCACCCTCTGTGCTGTTCTTGTATATGTATTTAGTCTCTTAGGAAAAAAACCTAGTCTTTGGTGCTTTTTTGGGCTCTTTTGTGTAATACACGCAATTGATTAATAAATGCAGGCCCTGCACGTACAATATCGTGTACCATTTTTATAATAGGAAGATAAGCTGTAATAAAATTACTAGGCACACTTGCGCCTCTACTAGCCAATTGCACAACTCTTTGCGCTTGCATTAGATTCTTTGTTCCAACTAAAAATCTATAGTTTATCAAGTCCTTTGATTCTAACGGTATATCCGGCAAACTAACAGTTGGTTCATTGTCTTTGACCAAACCTGTTTCAAAGTTACCTTCAACAGCTAATTTTTCTAAGTCGTCTATTATGTCGCTTGATCTTAATTTAGCTCTAGTTGCATACAACAACCTTGTAACATTTTTCTTTTTGTCAAGAGCTGTTAGACTATCAAAGTTTCCTATTGCTCTACGCATATTCTTATAGTCTTGGTTAACTATCTTTAAAGATGATTCAGCACTAACAAGGATTGAAAGTGCATTTGTTGGATCACTACCGTTTCCTATGCTAGTTAAGTATCCGTTAATTTGCATTGTAGACAGGTATGTTGTCTTACGCATTGCCTTTGCGGCTGCAGGATTTTTTAGTTTATCTTGTGCTTCGTCGCCGCCTGATACAAAATACATAAAATTATATAAGTCAGTACCGCTTGCCTTAAATGAATTATAGTTTGAATAACGTGTTGAGCGACTAGCATAACTTTGTACTGATGATTTATACTTTGGGAACCTTCTTAATAAATCAACAATTAACAAACTTAAATACAGTCGTTCGCAACAATCTGTATACGTGAGAACACGTAGATTGTTCCCGTCTCGGGTCATCCTTGCTTCGTGTATCTCTTGTATAAAATCCATTAGTTGCCTTTAGCGAATGCTGTTGCGTCTCTATCTATGTCTGCGTCACTTGGTTCGTTAAAGTCATCGTCATCGTTGTCCATATCGTCTAAGCCACTATCAGCATGATCTTTTTTAAGATCCATATGTGTGTCGCCAATTTTATCTGCATAAGCCATTAGTTTCTTAATTACTTCTGCTGATACTCCTGTTTTTTTAACAAGTTCTGCTAAACTTGTTGCACCAAACAATGCTCCATAGTTAGTAAGTTCGTTACCTACTTTTGACATTACGTTTGACAATGCATCATCTTTTGTAGTTGCAGCTGCATTCATAAGTGTTCTACCCATATTAGCAAGTTTACGCTGTTCTGGTGAAAGACCGAAGTTATCGTTTACTTCGTTTAGTATATCGTTCATTTTCATTTTTTTGGTTCCTTATCGTTGTATTGATCTATTTGCTTTTGTAAAGCCTGCCCTTGGAACTAATTTAATATCGCCTCCAGGGTGTGCTAATACGTATCCTTCTCCACCCGATGTGTGTGCATCTTGTGATACCGGTCCGTGACTGCCTATTTCAGCTGTAACATCTGCATCATGACTATCAAATTGATCAATTATTTTATTCTTGATTGTCATTATACCTGTAACAATTTTCCACATAGCATCAAATGCCTGCTTGTATTGTCCTACGTATTCAGCTATCTTTTGTTGTTTCTTGCCGCTCTCTTTACTTGTTTTAATCCATTGTAAAAAGTCTGCACCAAGATTATCTAATCCAGTATCGACTTTACTGTTTAGGTATGTGTAAAATATTGTTGGTAAGTTCTTCATTTGCATTTGAGTTAGTGTGTTAACATCTAACATATTATCAATTGCTTGTGCATTTCCTGCTACAACTGCTTTTAATTGGTTTATGTCTTCATCTTCTATTTGTGCCGGCTTTGAAACTGTTACACTTGGAAAAATTAAAACGTCAGTACCTTGCATCATTAAATCTTGCGGTACTGGTGATTGATTACCTTGTTCATCTAGTAATCTATGCACAACTATTCCTGTTTTTGATTGTCCTATACGCTTACCTAGGTCGCTGTTAACATCTACTCTATACGTAACAATATTAGGAGTAAATGTATATTTGCCATCAATTACTTCAGGCGTGTTATAATATAACAAGTCGCCCATCAAGTAACCTCTAAAGTCTTTTGGAGTTGCTCTATCGTATTGATCAAAGATTTGTTTCATATTATTTGCAAATGCTATACGTTTTGGATCTTCTTTGTTTGCTCCACCGCTTCTGTTAAGGAGGTGATTAGCAATTTCGTCTCCGCTTGTAGCACGTTCAACTCCGCCTTTTTTAACAAAGCCAGACTTGTCTGTAAGTATAAACTCACCTGCTTCATTACGTCCAAAAACAAGTGCAGGTGATCCGTCCCATTTGACTGTGACGTTAGTGTGTCCACCTTGTTCCATTTGCTTTAATGATTCAAGGGCGCGAATAGCTCCTTTACTACCTTCTGTAAAAATTATGTCTTCGGCGTGATCAATACGAGCACCTTCGTTTAGTTGTATTGCACTTTCAAGAGATGCAATTAAATCTTCTGAAACTTTGAATTTTGTTTTACCTTTTCCACTATTGGATGCTGTTGCTGTAGTTCCGTCAGGCATTTTATAACTTGCTGACATACCTTTGCGTGTATCATGTTTAAGTTTTAGTTTATCTTTTGTGTAAGTTGCAGACATTCTTCCTTGCGATCCATCTTTGTTCAATGTATTGTCTGCATCTAGTTCAAGGTCGCCTACTTTAGTATTGACGCTTTGCTTGCCTGTTCTAGTGTTTGCACGAACAGTGGTGTTACCAACTTTCGCAACACGGTCATGTGGTCCATACTCTCTTACTTTAGTTTCTGCTATTTTAAAATCGCTGTAACGCATTACGCTGTACCTCTAATATCATCTAAGCCTTGTAGAGCAGCCTGTGCTCCTATCCCTGCTTTGTTGTCTAGTACTCCAGCATAGGCGCTTTTCCCTGTTGTTTTTGGAATGCCTGCCCATGTGCCTGCTAGTCTATTTAAAAACTGTTCGTTACTCATTGATCCGCTTAACCATCTGTCTAATCCGTGATTAGCACGTAGATGGAAGATAGCAATCTCATCTTGTAGTTTAGGTGTAAATTTTTCTTTTGATGTGTCAAGTCCCATTTGTTTTACAACACTTGATAATGTTTTTCTAATATACTGATAGCGTCCACTTGCACTTGATCCTGAAAATCTTCCTCTTTCTCGTTGATCAGCAACTAATTCGTCTAAGGTCATGTTAAGTATCTCTGGTCTACGTTTCCCAGGGTATACTGCATCATAACGTCCGCCGGACTCTGGTCCTGCTATTAAGTCTAGTACTTCGCCAATCTTCCCTTGTGTTACACTGTCTTGTGATACTTTTCCTAATTCAGTACGTTGACTTCCTGTATCAGTATATGTATTTTTAACTTTTGGAATATCGCCTGAGCTTACACCTGCGACAGTTTGTAACGACTTAGTATCAATTTCTTGACCATTACCTTGTATTTTATAATCTTTCTTAAATGCTTTGACAGCTCTTGCAGTTCTTGGACCGTACTTCCCGTCAACACCTGTACTACCTACTGAGTATCCTACAGACTGTAATGCACTTTGTAATTTTTTGACAGCGTCCATATCCTCTGGTGGATAAGGTGGCCCCATTTGTAACCCACTACTAATTTTAGCAATTTGTGTATCGTCACTGTCTGAAAATAATTCTCTTAGCCTCATTAACAAATCATCCTTGTGCTATTAAGAGTAAGTCCACTTAGTTGTTTGATTCTTTCTAGTTGTTTGTCTTCTAAAGTTTGTACAGCTTCAGGAAGTTTCTTACCTTCTTTTTCTAATTGGAATTCAAACTGTGCAATTAGTTCTTCATAGTTAGGTTCATTCTTTCTTAAGAACGCAATCATACTTTCAACTGTGTGAGTATCTTCCTCAGTAGCACCTTTACCTAATAGTATTTCTGGGATACCCTTTGACCAATCATCACTTACAAGTTGGTCACCATTGTTTGGATCAACAACACCAAACTTGGGACTCATCTTATATCCGCGTCCTCTTGCAAGGCTTGCTAGTAACATTGCTCTCAATGCTCCGCCATACTGATCAGTGCCGCCACGCTTGGCTCCGCGTTGATAGTCTGGATTGGCTGTAAACATAAAGTCTGTCTGTACAAATCCTTTTTGATCTGTTCCATCAATAGGTGTACGAAAGTGAACTTGGTCACCTGCGTTATGGATCCATCCGTCTTGCTTAGATCGACCTTTGTTCATAATTTGATCTTCTGGTACACCTTGGCTTTTTAACCAAGCACTTAGTTTAGCAATCAATTCTTCTTTGCTTACCTTGTTTGCATCTGTGTTTAAGTCTAAGTCACCTGAGCTATTCTTTTCAAATGCCCCGTCGGGGTCATTCTTCTTACCTGTTGTGCCTAACCAGTCTTCTTCGTCAAAAGTTAATCCTGTTATCTTTTCAATAAACTGTATAGTAGGATGCACATCGGGCGTTGCGATGCGTTGTGTCATCATTTCCTTTTCAGGTTCAGTCTTAAATACATTGCCGCCTTCACTTAGTATCATTGTTCTTAGCCTCTATTACTTTTGCAATACCACGTTTAAATTTACGGGGGTCACCGCTTTTAATTGCATTAATGAACCTGCGTTCTAATTCTCCAGCTGTGGCATCATCATATGTACTACTAATTCTGTTAATTAAATTAATACTACTTTCGATTAAATTACTTGCTGTAGCTTCAATTAGACGATCATTGCCGTGATTACGACCTAATTCGTTTAATTCTTCTAGTATAGATCTTGTCCGTTTTTTCATGTTATCGCTCCGTAATACTATTTAGCGTTCTTATAAATATAGTATTAATACATGAAGGAGGGCTTATGAGTATATCAACAATGAATTTCAATGAAAGATCCTTATTATTTGCTAAATTGTCTAGTATTGCTTATAGTAACATTAAAGAAGCAAAAAGTCAAGTAAAGAAGTTAGGGTTTACAACTGTAGAATTCTACGAAAAAGATGGAGCACAGGCATATCGCTTCATGAACAAAACAGATTTAGTAATTGCATGTCGTGGAACTGAACCAACAGAGTTTAATGACATCAGTGCAGATCTAAAAGCATTACCAGTAATGGCAGAAACAATCTCAAGAGTGCATCAAGGTTTTAAAGCAGAGGTAGACGAACTATGGCCTGCAATTACAGAAGACATTAACCGCAAAGTAAACTTAGGAAAAACACTATGGTTCTGCGGACACTCACTAGGGGCGGCGATGGCTACTATAATGGCAAGTCGTTGTTTACATGATGAAGAACTTAACGATCCAGTTGAGCTTTATACATTTGGTTCGCCGCGTGTGGGTTGGAGAGGATATGTTAAGAGCTTAGGTGTAACACATCATCGTTGGAAGAACAACAATGACATTGTTACTACTGTTCCTCTTTGGATTATGGGCTATGTACATCACGGTACAGAACATTATCTAAATGCATATGGTAACTATAGAAAGCCTACAGGTTGGCAACTGGTCAAAGACAAGTGGCGCGGTATATGGATGGGACTAAAGCAAGGTAAGATAGATAGTTTCGGCGATCATTCAATGACCGAGTATATCAAACATATTACACAAATAGAAAGCTAACACTTTAAATGAAGCTAATACAACCTTACTTTATTAATAATCAAAGCAACGGAGATGATTGGGTGCAGGCATCCAATCAATCTGTTCTTGGTGATGACAATCACCCGTGGTCTGTTAAAGGTGCTGTAGATACTATCGGAAGAGATATTGCTCTAGGAGTTAAAGACATCTTAATATTTGTAATGCCTAACAGGGTAGACTTACCTGATTGGGATCTAAACAAACGTGTAGTTAGTGAGATCAAAGCAGCACACGGAGATAAAGTAACCTTGCACGTTGATATATGTTTATGTTCTACTACGCTAGACGGGCATTGTTGCTATCCTGAGGATACAAATAAAACAGATGAACAACTATTTAATCAAGCAAAGATTGTATATGATGCAGGAGCAGATGTTTTAGCACCTAGCGACTGCCAGGATAATACTGTAAAGAATATTAAAGAACATATTAACAAAGTAAATGTAATGAGCTATTCAACTAAATTTAGATCACAACTCTATGATGGCTTTAGACAAACTATCGGAGTTAAAAAAGGTATACATAGAAGTTATCAATTAGATGTAAATGATAGAGAACTTGCTATTGCTAGAAGTGTAAAGTATTTCAATGATGGTGCTAACAGTTTAATGGTTAAGCCTGGCATGACTAGCATCGATCTTATTATGCCTATTAAAGAAGCAACTAATTATCAAGCACCTGTTGGCGTATATCAAACAAGCGGCGAATACATTGGCTTGCAAAGAAACACTTGTTTAGTTCCAGAACTACTAAAAGAGACACATGATGTTTTTAAACGTGCTGGTGCTGACTTTATGATTACTTACGGTGCTAGAGAATTATACAAACAGGCTACTAACTGATTCTTCGTTTGTAACTCGACGCATTGCTTCACCAAACAAAGGTGCAACACTAACCTGTCGTGTCTTTTTACAATTCTTAGGACATTTGTTACCAATTGAATCAGTAACTACTAATTCATCTAGCACACTCTTTTCGACCTTTTGACAAGCATCATCTGATAGTACACCATGTGTTATATAAGCACGAACACTACTAGCACCTGCATCCATAATAGCTTTGGCTGCATTGCAGAGTGTTCCACCTGAGTCTACAATATCATCAACCAGAATGGCGTGTTTACCTTTAACATCGCCGATCAAGTTCATGACTTCGCTCTTGCCTGCTTCTGGTCGACGTTTGTCTACTATAGCAATATCGCCTCCAAACATATCAGCAAATTTTCTAGCTCGAACAACACCACCTGCATCTGGACTTACAAACACTGTACCTGTTTGATGTACTTCTGGGTCGTCAATAATACCTATTGCACGTTTGATATCTTTAGCAAATACTACACGGCTTGTTAAGTCATCCACTGGAATGTCAAAGAAGCCCTGTATCTGTCCTGCATGTAGATCCATTGTAAGTATTCTATCTGCTCCTGCTGTAACTAATAAGTTAGCAACTAGTTTTGCTGTGATAGGAGTACGTGAAGCACTCTTACGATCTTGTCTAGCATAACCAAAGTAAGGAATGACTGCTGTAATTCTACTTGCACTTGATCTACGTGCCGCATCAATCATAATCAACAGTTCCATTAAACTATCGTTAACAGGAGTACAAGTGCTTTGTACAATAAACACATCTTCTCCACGAATATTTTCCATAAACTCTACACTACTTTCGCCGTCAGCAAACGTTGAAACTGTTGCCGGAACGAGATCAGCAAAACAATGCTCTGCGATCTCTTGTGCTAATTTCGGGTTAGCATTTCCCGTAATTATCTTCATCTTCAATGTGTTCCCTTTCTGATACGTTGGTTGTATTCAATTGCATGTTCTAAAATAGATAGGTTACTGTCAACACGCTTGCTTGATGTAACAAAGGCTTCTGTATCTTTTGGAAAACAATGTCCACCAAAGCCTCGTTCATCTGTTATAGTAGTATGACTTTCACCTATCCTATCATCTACTGTAGTATAACGTCTTACCTTTTCATAGTCAATATCTAATTTGGTACATAAGTCGTTAATTTGATTAAAGTATGCAACCTTGAGTGCCAAAAAGCTGTTGCGAGCATACTTGGCTAGTATTAATTCTTGTGCGGTTGCTATGTCAATATTAATCTTGCCCATTGCTGTAACAAAGATGTCAGCCCAAAAGCCTGTATTGCCACTACCTAGTAATATAGCCTGTGTGTTTTGGAAGTCTTCCAATGCTGTTGCCGCACGTAAGAACTCCGGAGAGAATGTTATGCTTGTGTGAGGAAATACATGTTTCAACATGTCCCATCCTTCAATACTAATTGTGCTTTTAATTAGTATCGGTACATTTGGATTGTCTTCAATAATAGAATACACATTATCCATATGACATCCACCATGTGATCCTCTAGGCGTACTAACGCAAATAATAATTGCATCTGCATGTCTTAGGTCACCGTAGTGTCCTAGTGCAGGATCATATATAATTATATCGTGATAATCTTTCAACACATTCTCGTGTGCCTTGCCAACAAACCCGTAACCAGCTATTCCAATTTTCATTTTTTTCCTAGTGTTTTTAACATCTTCTCTTGATCTCTACGTTTAACAAACTTATCTTCGTCTGTGTATGTACTACAGTTTTCTAATGCATCTTCACAATACCAAAGTATTTGATACAAGTCTTGTTTGCATCCCCATGTTACAAAGCCGTCCATCCTTGCATCGTTTGCACCGTAGGTGATCTTGTCGATGTTGTTTTTTACTTCTTCTAATGACCAATCTTTTATCATACAAGTATATATTAAAGCAGAGCCGTTGAACTCTGCCTTAATGGTTACAGTCCGTTTGGTACTATAACATAGTGTATCATTAACACTACTCCTACTGATGCACCTAAGCCTATCATCATCTTGAAAAAGTCTTTGGTGACCAACGGAAACACTGTCTTAAATTTTTCCTTGCCTGTTATTGTTGCCATTGCAAGTTCACGTCCACATAGCAATCCTACAAACACCCATGTTGTTGACATAGGTATATCGTTAAGCTCTTTGAAGAAGAATAAGATCAACCAGTACACTGCATCAATAATAGTTGCTGACCGAACATATCTTGTGTTGTGTTTTTCTAGTACAATCTTTTGGATCTTGCCTCCACCTTCTTTAAACATAAATCCTAGTCCTACGACAAACATAATACTAATTAGGATCATTAAGTCCCAAGGTATCTCTCTAGGTAGGAACACGGCGATGTTTGCCATGTCATGACTTAGCCAAGTAAACCACAGGAAGCCTGTTGTTACCCATTGTGCTATTCGCCATGCTTTCTTATGTTCTTCTTTGACAGGCTTTGCTTCGTTTAATAGTTTACTAACTACTAACCAAATAACATATGCCGCGACTGCCGCGACAGCATAGCCCATCATGCTTTTCATAAGCATCTTCTCTAATACAAATGTACTTGCAAAGGCACTTAATACTAAAAAAGAAGTACTAACTGGTACTCCTATCCTTGTAAGTATTAATAATAGTCCTGGTGCCATTGCGTGATACCATTGTATCTCTTGGAATGGAATCTTATTCAAACGTCCGTAACTAATGTCACCTCCGTT